GCTTTCTCTTCTGTAAATTCACGAATTTCTTCTTGGAGACTCTCTGTTACCATCTTGTCTATTGCTTCGACCATTACACTTCTATCGTGGTCATATTTGCGAGCAAACTCTTCGCGGATTTCTGCACGAAGTTGTTGTTTCGCCTCATTTAACTTAGTTTCCCAAGCCTCATTGATAGCAGACTTGGTTTCTTCGTTAATGATACCACTGTCTATTAATGGCTTGATAGCGTCAAACATGTATCATTCTCCTGTTAAATTTTTAAGTCCTTGATGAGGCGTTTTACTTCCTCTGCCAAATATTTCTGGACTTTTACATTGGCATTTGCATCCTTAACCATTTCTAAAACACGATGACCATTCTTCATGTTCATCAAGCCCTCATAAACTGGCTTAGGATATGCATTCGGTGCACTGGGCTGTGCGACTATATCAACCGTTACAATATCAAAATCACTTACGTGACCTGTACTTTCATTTACGTTACCACTACCTCTACTAGATACACCCAACTTAACACCCGACTCAAGCATAGTAGTTACTAATTGTCCCATCGGAGTATTGAGCACTTTTAACTTGCCATATCCGTTGGGACCATCCATCCACATATCAGTGATAACGTGACATACACGATCAAGATTGATTTTCAAATCATCCGGATGATCTAACTCACCAAGAACACTATAGCCACCTTTAATCTGCTTAACTACGCTTTCAACGGCCTTTGATATTTCATCAACCGGATATACTCGCTGATTGGCATTTTTGACACCACCTTGGACAAAAATGCCTTTCATATACAAGTTTTTACCCTTGCCGTCTGGAGCCGATTCTGTCATCAACTCCATTCTGGCACCGTCAAAACTTAAATGTTCTTGTAGTAATAACATCACTTATCTCTTTAGTGTCCTAACAGACTCTTCTTATCTACGCTCATTGAGCCAGCAGTGGTCTGGCCTTCTTTACCATTTGCCTTAGAGTACTCTTTGCCTGCACTGGTCTTGTATCCAGTTTTACCTGCATTAGCACCTGGACTGTTCTGTACCTTACCAATTAGATCACCACCACTCTTTAACAAACCACTTGGCTTGTTGCTTGGTGTTCCTTTTGGATCTGCCTCTGAACCACCACGTGCAATATTCTGTGTTGAGCCACCCATGTCGTTCTTACCAGCAACTATGCTCTTCTTGTTAAGAGTTGCAGAACCACCAGCGCCTACTTCACTTGTTTCTGAGTTGTTACCGGGAAACGGCTCACCAATCTTTTCAACATACTCACGAATCCACTCGGCTTCAGTCATTTTCTTTTTGTCTTTAGCCTTCTTAGCCTTAAGCATTTCTTCTTTTTTGACTTTCTTGGCTTCGTACATTTGCATTTCTTCTGGCATTGGATTCATTTCATCATCACCCATGTCAGCGTCTGCATCCATGTCCATGTCACCGCCCATGTCAGCGTCTGCATCCATGTCCATGTCCATGTCCATGTCACCGCCCATGTCGTCATCGCCTTGACCCATTAATTCTTCGAATTCACGCTTAAGTTCATCCAAAGAATCTTCTAGATCCATGATACGATCTTCTAATTCTTCGTTGCCACCCATGTCAGCATGATGGTCATCCATGTCCATTTCAGCGTCGTCCATGTCATCTTCGGCATCATCCATGTCCATTTCAGCGTCGTCCATGTCATCTTCGGCATCATCCATGTCCATTTCAGCATCTTCATCCTCGTCTTCTGCTTCCAACATGCCTTCTTCATCAGTTGAAATTTCGTCAACTAAGTCTTCTACTTCATCGCCGCCAATTTCAGCAAGATCTTCTTCGTCAATTAATGACTCATAAATCTGGCGTGAACGTTCAACAACTAATTGGTGGAAAAGTTCACGTGCTTTCTCGTCTTGTTCATTAACGATATATTCAATTAATTTTTCGTATTTTGACATTTTTTATTCCTTTATAAAAATATCTAATTAAGTATAATTATTTAAGACAATAATAAAAAAAGTGCTCATAATGAGCACTTTTTGATGATTTATGTGTATATAATTTATAATCCAGGCAGACCACCAGGAGCAGCGGCTGGTTTATATTGCTTAGATAATTTTTCTAGTTTTAGTTCATGTTCAAGTTTTCGTGTATCATTCATTTTTCTTAATTTATTAAGACGATCCAATGATAAACGAAGTTTTCTAGTATCAGATAACTTTATAGAGGTATTATCCTCTTTTTCGGTTCTATAGCCACTAGGTGTTGGTTCTAATAATTCCATTAAGTTCATGATTTTATTTATCTTATAATGCTGGACCAGCGCCAGCCGGAGATGCTGTAATAGGACCTGGAGCCGGTGTTGCTGGCATCTCTGCGCCCAGTGCACCTGCTTCACCACCAGGTGGCAATGCTGCTGCATCCGCTGCTTCAATACCCATGTCTAACCCACCTGGACTAATACCTACACTACGCAATCCAACCTGATCTGGTTTAGATGTTTGTGCATCACCCTGTTCTTGTGTCCACAACATTTCATTTTCAGACATCTCTTCTTCTGTAAGACCCAAGAATCTAGATAACAAAAACCTCTTACTCAAATAAGGATATGCCTCTAATTGTGTGAAACTTGTTATACGAGCACTGTCAACTTCCGCTTGACGATAACTAGCAAAGTTTTGTGGTTCATTAAATTGAAGTTCAAATAATCCACCATCTATGTTTATGCCGCGCCAACGCATAAACATCTTAAATTCTTGATCTAATTTTTCAGCAACGGATCTCTGTAATCTGATACAATACTGATTGAAACGCCATTCCTGTATTAGTGCTGTACCTACTCTGCCGTCACTGAAAGTATTCGGATTACTTGTGCCGTCATCTAATCCAGTAGGTAAATAACTAGCAGGAATTCTCAAACCTCTAAACAACTTATTAGTAAAGAAATGCAAGTCTGTTATTTCACCTAGATTTGAACCACCTGCAAGAGTATCAACTTTACTTCCTCTGCCATCAGCAGTTTGAGGGAAGAAATAGTCTTCATTGGTTGACAATGGATTATAGGTAGCATCCATCATATTCTGACCACCACCTGCCTGTGTTGGAATTCTACGTTGATGTACTTCGTTTTTGACTCGCTCAACGAAAGCCATAGCCATATGACTAGGCATGTTACCAACATCTATGTAGAAAATTCTACGTTCTGGTGCACGTTGCACACGATAGATGATGATAGCATCCTCTAGTAATTCCTTTTGTTTGAATACTTTGAAGACATTTTCAAGTACACTGTTACCAAATGGCCAACTGAAATCAAGACCTTCAGTCAAACTCAAATGAACTATATGTTCAGCATTAATTGCCTGTTCATTTTGTGCTTTGCTGAATCTTGAACCACCACTGTATGGTGTTTTTGGCTGTATGTAGGCTCCATTTGGTCCACCTACTTGTGGATGATTGACACTTACATCACTGCTGTTTAACGCAGTGGCGGTCAAATTTTCAAAGTTAGGCGCCAGTTCTTTGACGATATATTGTTCTGGTTTTTTGCCTTCAGATTCGTTTACTATAACTTTGACAACCTTACTCATCTCTACCCAGAATAACTTGAATGTTTCTGGATCACGAATAAAGACCTGATCACCATACTTTATGGTGTTTCTAAATATTTTAAATATACGTTTGTTAAGTTCATTCAAACTAACCCATTGATTTAGTTGTTCTTTGATTATATTTATTTCGTTGTCGGTTGGTTTTTCTTTCCATACAAACTTAAAAGCAGTACCGTTTTCTTCATTTATTTGTGTACTGAACTCACTTAATATATCAAGGGCGGCATTAACTTCACTGTCTTGATCCATTTGTTCATATTGATTGTAACGTTCAACACGATTTGGATGGCCTATATAAACTTCAGGTAAATTACTTTGATAATTTCTATATGTAAAATGGTTGCCAGTAGATCCATTTATCGGACTAACAGATCCAGATAAATTAGCAACACGAAAATATTTTTTCCAGGTCATGAATAATCCTCTGTATATTTATGCTATCATTTTAGCGGCTTTTCTAAAATCTGAGCCCTGATTTTTCATAGATTCTCTTAAATCTTCAATTATTCTATTCTGATTTTCTATCATTGGCGCTAATGCCAAAACTATTGATTCTGGGTTTATTGATAAAGTTGTGTTTTGTGCATTAGTTACTGGAATGGCCTTAGTTGGGGAGATTGAAGATGTGCTTTCTGACTCATTAGTAGTTTTGTTAGATTCAGACTTGGGTTTTTCAGGCAAACCTTTCGTCATATTTTCTAATTTTTGTCTTTGTTCTAATAGTTTTTTGTCAAGATCTTTTAAAATTTGCTGTTGTTGCTCATTTAGAGAATTTATATCTGTTCCGGGTTCAGGTAGAATGTCATAAGATTGATAAGCTCCAGTTCCACGTAAGAAACTTTCTCTCAGTTGAGATGCTGTCTCCGTTTTTCTTCTTTGACCTTGTATCTCTGCACTTTCTTCTGAGTCTGACACAATTAATTCACTAATCAAATTGTCCAGATTTCTTGTTACTGTTCTCATTAGATTAGTTGCATAAATTGTTAACTCAGCAAATTCTCTGAATTTTTGAGGATAATCTTTATTTCCTAAGATAGACTCGTTTAATATTTTTGCTAAATTAGCCTGTGCATCATATATAGAACCAACTTGAGTTAAAAATCCCTCAGCCTGAGTTTTCATCGCTTTAGTAGTCTCTGCAAAAGTTTTTATATCTTCCGATACACTCTTTAATCTAGTTTCGTTTGCGTTAATTCCGGTTAATGTGTCTGAAATTACATCCAATATCTCACTATTTACAACTCCAGCTTCTCTTAAATAAAGTAACTGATTATATTTTTCAGTATAACTTCTGGCTGATTTTGCCATAATTGCAGATTCTTTTCCCAAAGTAGCATTAAATGCCTCTGGACCTTTTTTAATGTCCATCGCTGTTCTACGAACTGAGTCTGCTATTTCTGGCATAGTTGCACTAAGCAATCTAAATCTTTTACTTACTGGTTCCATTCCCATAGATTGTGCCAAAGCAGCATCTTTAAAAGCTTCTTTAGCATTTTCTGGCATAATTGCCAACGCCTTATCAAAATTTTCTCTTTCTTTGGCTGACATTTTCGAATACATGGATTGCATTGCTGCATTTCTTGAACGTTCTTCTATTTCTGCTTTAATTTGTTTAGCACTTTTTCCAGTCAATGCACTTACTTCTTTTAACATATAGAGATACGATTTAGTGGTTTCAATATTTTCTTCACTAAGTAAATTTTGGCTAACACCTCTACGTTGTTCCATAGCCATAACATCTATTAATTCATCACTCAAGTTAGCGAAACCACCGTATAGTGTAACTAACTGCGGACCAAGATCATTTCGTGCTACTTTTGCCACACGTTCTAGTGCTCCAGCAGTTCCGCCACCTAGTAATGCCAAGTTTTCAGCGTTTTGTTGAGCAATTTTTGCTAACATTTCTAAAGGCATATTAGTATTGGCAATAATTCTTTGCATGTTTTCTATACTACCACCAAAGGTAATACCTACGCTACTTAAGCCATTAAATGCTTGAATTACTTTTTCTCCCTGCTGAAGATACTGATTTGCAATAGTCGTTATTACGGGCACTAATTCTTTAATAGTACCGTCTAAAAATTTTCCTAACGCTTCACCCATTTTTCCGCCTACAATTGCGCCTGCTGGTCCAGCAAATAGTTTTCCAGCCCCAATTCCAGCATATTTAAAAACGTTAGGCAGAATGTCAGATGCTTTTGTTACTGTTTCAGCGAAAAAGTTAATAGCAGGAGTAACTGAAGTAAAAACTCCACCTGACCCAGCAGCACTTTCGGCAGCATTGAAAATTCCAGTAGTAAAATCTTTAAGTGTTGTTCCTACACTTCTAAGTAATGCTCTATTTTTTTCCTGTTCCGATATAGTGCCACGAATGGCTTCTGTTTCAGCGTTCTTTGCTGAAGTATAAGAACTAGAGGCATTACTCATCGCAATAAGTGATCGAGCAACAGATTCGGCCTGAGGTCCAACTAAACCAAGTCTACTAACTAGATCATTTATTGCGTCTTCTGCTGGTGTTGCCATAATTTAAATCAATTCATTTTCAATGATAAGTACATATATTTAGCATTACCTACCATGAATGATCAAAACGAAAATCCATTAAAAAAATATTATCGTCAGCCACAACTGTACATCAAATTACCCAGTAGAGGTGAATGGTGGCCAGAAGGAAGTTTATCCAAAACTGTTACTAACGAGTATGCAGTTTTTGCTATGACTGCTCGGGATGAACTAGCACTTAAAACACCAGATGCTCTACTGAATGGTCAATCAACTGTTGATGTTATACAGAGTTGTGTTCCGAATATAAAAAATGCCTGGCACACGCCAGTGTGTGATATAGATCACATACTAATCGCTATACGATTAGCCACGTACGGAAACGGGATGGACTTCGTAAGCGTATGTCCTCATTGTAAACACAAAAATGAACACACCTTAGATCTACAATCATTACTAGACAAATATTCAGATATACCTAAGTGGTCTAATCCAATACATATAAACGATTTGATAGTGGTATTGAAGCCTGAGTCGTACAAGATATTTAATAACAGAAGTATTAAAACGTTCGAAGAACAACGTACAATACAGGTAATTTCTCAAGAAGGTTTATCTGAAGAAGAAAAACTTGAAAAGTTTAAGGATCTATTCAAAAAGTTATTGAATTTAACAGTAGAACAAGTAGCAGGTAATATAAATTACATAAAACTAGATACACATACTGTAGTTGAAAATGAAACATTCATAAATGAATTCTTTCAAAACTGCGATAGAGAAATATGGAATAAAGTAAATGACACAATAAATGAAATAAAATCAAGTATTCCAACTAATAAGATAGATTTAAAATGTGAATCATGTACAGGAGATTATCAAACACCATTGACATTTGAGATGTCGAATTTTTTCGGCTAACGCTTTTGACTCTAACAAACGAGGAAATAATCAAACTACTAAATGATTATGACCGGGAATCAAAAGCGTTAAAGAAGTACATATACAAATTAGTTTGGTACATGAGAGGTGGTATAAACCTAGATCAGATGTTTGAAATAGGATACCAAGATAGAGAGATCATTAATAAACTAATTGAAGAGAATATTGAAACAACCAATAAGACTGGACTGTTAATGATATGATTGATGGGTGCTAAGCACCCATATCGTCGTCGTTAATTTTCAGTCGCTATCGCTCCTTCAATTAACTAGACGATCTTTTCTTAAAGAATAATTATTAACCAAACAGAAGAGATACCATTCATCTAGATTACTGCCTCTCTTTCGCCCACGAAGGGCGAAAAAAATCATAGTATTTCTACTATGAAGTGGTGTTTTCATCTGA